AGAAGGCGCATCAATCACATTCGATTCCGTGCGCCAAGGGTACGTGACTCGCTACTCTCACCTGACCTACGCCATGGGTATCATTTTCACCTATGAGATGCTGTCGGATGAGCAGTATGGCCTTGGCCTGAAAAACGCCCGCTATCTGGGCTTTTCTCAGCGTCAGACCCGCGAAATCGTTGCGGCCAATATTCTGAATCGTGCATTCAATAGTTCGTACACTTACGGCGACGGGAAAGAGCTGATCGCGACCGATCACCCGAACGTTTCGGGTGGAACTTGGTCGAACGAACTGGCAACCGCAGCCGACTTGTCCGAAGCCGCGCTGGAACAGGCGATGATCGATATCCGCGGCTTCACTGATGACCGTGGCCTGCGCATTGCTATCATGCCGAAACGTCTGATTGTGCCGTCTGCCCTGCAGTTTGAGGCGGCGCGCATTCTGAAGACTGACAAGCGTGTCGGTACCGCTGACAACGACATCAACGCCATTCGTTCCGAGATTGGCCTTGATTTCACCGTCAACGACTACCTGACCGATTCTGATGCGTGGTTCATCAAGACCGACTGCATGGATGGCCTGAAGAACTACATGCGGGAAGCCCCGAGCGCTCCGGTACGCGAGAATGATTTCGATACTCGCAACCTGAAGTTCGCGATTTTCCATCGTGAAAGCTTCGGAGCCACAGACGCCAGAACCATCTACGGAAGTCCTGGAGCCTGACGCAACCGGCCCCCGTAACAGGGGGCCAAATCCAGCCGCTTAGCGGTGTTTGTAAAACAATTGGAGTAATTTATGCCACGTTCAAATTTCCCACGCGGATTCGCCGAAGGTGTAACCATTCGCGGCGTTCCTTTGATTCAGACAAACCCGGGTCAAGTTTACTGGGTGTACAACGGCACTGCCCTGCTTCCCGGCCAGATTGGCGGCTCAGATGGCAACAAGGGCACGTTTGACCAGCCTTTTTCCACTCTGGACTATGCGGTAAGCCGGTGTGTCGCAAACCGTGGCGACATCATCTTTGTAAAGCCGGGTCATTCCGAAACCATTGCCACCGCAACCGCTCTGGCAATTGACGTTGCCGGCGTGGCTGTCGTTGGCCTTGGTCGCGGATCAAACCGTCCGACCTTCAACCTGACGGCCACCACTTCCACCATCGCTATGTCAGCCAATAACTGCGTGTTCTGGAACTGTCTGGTGACTGGAGGCATTGACGCCATCGTCGCCGTTTTCACGGTTTCAGGCGCAGATTGCGCGCTGCAACTGAACTATCGTGATGTAACCGGCCAGTGCACCGACTGCGTTGTGACTACTGCTGCCGCAAACCGCCTGTATATCGACGTGAACGAGTATGACGGCGCAACCGCAGCTGGCACCAATGCCGGAATTGCGATTGTGGGCGGCGATGCTATTGAGATCGTTGGCCGTTACATGGACGGCAACTTTGCAGTCGGCGGTATTGACGTGCGCACTACTGCCACAACCGACCTGTTCATCCATGACTTCCAGTATTTCCGCACCCGCAACGCGGCTGACATTTTCCTGGTGGACACGATTACCGCTTCTACCGGTCAGGTTGGCCCGAACATCAATCTGCGGCTGCAGGATAATGCGGCAAACATCACAGAGGCATGCACTGGTGCCACGTTTGTCTACATGCAGCCAATCAACATCGTCAACTTGGCTGGCGAAAGCTCAATGCAGACCAACATCACCGCAAGCACCGATGCGTAACAAAGGGGCTTCGGCCCCTTTTCCTTTGAGGTTCCGCCATGCGCCCCAAGACAATTACAGTTACCGGTGACAATGACCCGTATGTCATCCCGCTTAACTACCGGGCTGACCATACGGCGATTCATGCCGAGGTCATTGGTACGATCAACTTCACGGTTTCCTACACCGTGCAGAACATTTACAACATCACCACGCCGGCAACAAACGCTGATTGGGTGGCGATCACCGACATGACCGGGATTACTGCGACCGCGACCAAGAAGATCGATATGTCGATTGATGCGATCAAGGTTGTTGTTAACTCAGGCGCCGGTTCCGTTGACATCACCGTGAGTCAGCCCAGTTGAACAAGTTCTATCGTGAAGGCGATTACCTTGTAACGTGCGACCGCTCTGGCCAGAAAGCCTTGCGGTCCGAGTGCGTGAAGCAATGGAATGGCCTGATCGTCAAGAAAGAGTTTGCCGAAGCACGTCACCCGCTGGACCGGCAGAGAATGCCGCCGGCGGAGCGTGCGGTACATGATGCAAGACCGCCAGGGGATGACGGGTTTTTGTCGCCTGGCGATGTAACAGCTGCCGATTTGTAGGTGATTCATGGCAACGAGCGGAAGCGTTAACTTCGATCAAACCTGCATCGAGATCATTTCTGATGCGTTGGTAATGGTCGGTGCCATTGAAGATGAGGCAACGCCATCGGCTGAGCAGTACGCCTACACCCGCCGCGCCCTGAACCGCATGGTCAAGGCTTGGTCCGTAAAGGGCTTGAAGGCGTGGAAGTGGGAAGAGGCCACCTTGACACTGGTTGCTGGCACGAATCAATACGACATCGGCCCCGGTGGCGACTTGGTTATCAACCGCCCGATTGAAATCGATAACGTCCGGCGCGTCGTGAGCGGCGAGGAAACCGAAATCCGCAGTGTTTCCCGGTCCGAGTTCATGAACCAGCCGGCCAAGGATTCTGAAGGCAAGGCTATTTTCGTCTACTACGACGAACAGCGGACAGTCGGGCAGATGTGGGTATGGCCTACTCCTGACGCGGCAGACTCGATCAAGTTTTCCTACAAGTCCTACATTGAAGACTTCGACAGCCTGAACGATGATCCCGAGTTCCCGCCGGAGTGGCTGGACGCCATCATATACAATCTGGCCATGCGATTGATTCCGAAATACGAAGTTCGCGGCGAGGATGCTGTTCGAATCACCGACCTAGCTGCACAATTTCTGTCTGAGGCCGAAACCAACGATACCGATTCAGGCAGCGTATTCCTGATGCCGGAGCAGTATCTGTGAAGGTCAATCTGATTGGCGGGCAGAGCGAAAGCATCAGTATTGCCGTTGAGGATCAGCAGGCAATCAACTGTTACGCTATTCCGTTCAAGACCGGCGTTGCTCATATCGGCAGGCATGGAACTGTTTTGTTCAGCACGGTTGCCGGTCTATGTCGAGGCTCTATCAAGTCTGAAAACGTGACCTATGCCGTTTTTGGAACTGCTCTGTATTACATAGACATTTACGGTACAGCCACATCGCTGGGCACCATTGCAGGCAGCGGGCGCGTCTCAATGGCCACCGATCAGAGCAACGTTGTTATAGTGACAGGTTATGGGAATCCCGGTTATGTGTGGGACGGATCGACTCTCACCGCTATTGCTGACGCTGATTTTCCTGGCGCTGATGTGGTTAACCATGTCAGTGATTATTTCAGTTTTTCTTATTCGGGCGGCTGGTTTTTATCTGAGGTTGGTAGCGCAACCAGTTACAGCGCGCTGGATTTCGTTGGCCTGTCTGGTGAAACTGATATTATCACGCAGGTAGTGGACCACGGCGAGGTCATCAACTTCCACGCTGATCGCATCAAAGTATGGATTAACACTGGAAACAGCGATTTTCCGTTTGAGCTGAATGGCGCCGCGAATATTGAGCGCGGGATAGGCGCTGCGAATTCCGCTGCTGTTGACGATAATACCGTGTTCTTCCTTGGCAATGACCTGATCGTCTACCGCATGCAAGGCTACACTCCACAGCGGGTGAGTGACGAAGGGCTGGAATTCGCCCTGATGAATTACGTCAACGATGGATACGGCGATAATATTTCAGATGCGTGGGCCTTCACTTTCACCGATCACGGGCACAAGTTTTACGTGCTGACTATCCCCGGTGTTGCTACCCATGTGATCAACATCGCCACCGGGCTTCAGCACAAACTGAAGCATTGGAACTATGAAACATTCCACGCCTTCAGCTATGAGCGCTGTTACAACAAGCACCTTATTTTTGGAATTGACGGCAACGTCTACGAAATGAAGCACGGCGTTTACGATGATGACGGCGAAATACTGGAAATCAAGCGCCGCGCCTCTGTTGTATCGCTAGATGACAAGCGGATTCACTTCAAGTCGTTGAAGCTGATTTTCGACACTGGCCACGGACTTGCGACAGGTCAGGGCTCAAACCCGCTGATCATGCTCCGCTGGTATGACGATGACGGCAGAAACCCGAGGGTTGAACGGCATTTGTCCGTTGGCGTGATGGGTGACTATCGGAAGTCCGTTAAAACCACAGGCATGGGATCTTCGCGCCGTCGGATATTTGAAATCGCCCAGACCGATCCGGTCCCGTTCATCCTGCTTGACGCCTTCATGGAAGTGACTTGATGGAACGCTTCCAGGTTGTTTCCAGAACCCCAGCGGTTGATCTTAAGACGGGTTGCTGGACGGCTCACGGCCTTAAAACCATGATTGCCGTGATTCAGGCCACTGGCGGTGGAGCAGATGGGATAATCCCGCTCCCGTCAGACTCAGACCTGATAGACATTCTGGTCGAAATTCAGCAGCTCTACTCAATTGCATCCGAGGTTGGCGGGCTGGCAAGCCAAGGCGCGCAGGCAAAGCGGCAGATTGACGCAATGCTAGACCCCTCCGCGATCATTTCGATGATTGGCGCCATCAAGGCCGACATGGCCGCAATAAAGTCAGAAGTCGAATACTTGAGAAACAGCGGCCCGAATTTAGGCGGCATCATTTCAGAAATCAAGTCACTTAAAACCAGAATTGAAGAGGTTGAGGCGCTATGTCTATCGCATCTGGGCGCGTAATTGGCGCGTCTGGCATTGTTGCC